GGGATGTTACGAAAATCCACCAACATGGCATTACGCCGAATACCTGCTTCATGTGGTGTGCCATCCCAATCAGAGATGGACAGCTTCTTCCACTCCTCAAGATCCTTTTTACGGATAGGCTTCTGCCGTCCGCCGGATACAAATACATCATCCGGCGACATGAAATTAGGTACACCATCGCCCTTGTCACCCACTAAGATATGTTCCATGACAATGCGTTCAATAGGTTCATCCGCCTTCACAAACTTGCGCTGAATGGGACTGTATTGCTTGACATTCTTATACCGCTGAAGTTGTGTGAAATCATGGTCACCAGACAGAATAAGAACAGGCTGAGGTTCCATATCTAACCCATCCTGAATTAAATCATTTTCCTGTGTCCACAATACAAGCGAAGCAATAATATCATCTGCCTCGGCTGTATCTGCCTCGACAACAGGATACGGGAAATTCTCTGCCAACTCTTGCTTGATTTGATTTAACGCCTCAAAGATGGCATGCCAATCAAAGCCAGAATCATCCCGAGCCTTCTTACGATTAGCCTTGTAATGTGGGAAAATTTGCTTACGCCAATACTTTTTATTGTCACAGGCAATCACAATGTTACCAAACTCATTGCCATACTTCACCTTGTATGAACGCAATGCATTGATAATCATATGACGAATCAATGGTGTGCTGATTTCCACATCAGTACGACCACGAAGCTCTGCCATAAGAGTACTAATAGCTGTTTGACTATAATCTACGATAATCATATAGTTCCTTAAATGAATTTTTTGCAATCATCGTTAGGGTCACGATGACATAAATGGACTACGTTTACTGCCAACATGCCTTGTTTTTCCTTTTCAGCACATTCATCACATAAAACATAACGAATGTGTAGATGTTTGTCAAGATCCATGTACTCAGGACGACAGGTGAGGCCGATGTTTTCCACACCGGCGTCCACCTGGTCCTGAAAAAATCTGGAACAACATTCTGGTATATTACTATGGATTCCAAAATGATAATGAAAATCCTTCATTAATCAATTCGAAGAATCAATGTATCCAGAGTCATGCGCCCAGACATCACCTTACACTTTGCCTTAATGGTGTCGAACCAATTCACCGTCTGGTTCTTACGAAGGCCTGCCACCATGGTCAATTGTTCCTCGGGCTTGCGAAGAATCTTCTCGCACGTCACCTTGAACCCCTGAATCTTGTTACCCTTCACATACAAACTATCCTTCACTTCAGCCTCGTAATAACCCAGACGACGCTTCTTGGTATCATATACCCAGACCATGTTCGCGCCAATGATGTCCACGGGGTTCTTAGATGGGATGCCTTCCCAATCCTTGAGATACCGGAGCTTGCTCACCATCTTCTTCTTGTCAACAGGCTTACGCTTACGAATACGCTGTGCCTTGATACGAGTGGACTGCTGTGAAATGGAATCCAGAACAGAGGAAAATGCGTCAATAATCTTTTTGAAATTGCGCTTACCCACATAGGCATATCCTTCCGCAAGCTGCTCATCCTCACCGGCATAAGCTGCCTGCCACTCAATCAAATTACGATTAAGGTAATCCTGAACGAGCTTGAGCTGCGGACCCTTGAATCCCTTAGATAGGATATCTCCTGAAATGTCCTCAACCGATGCCACGTTACCATCGAAGGCATCATCCACGCGAACATCCAAATCTGAGAGCACGCCGGCCACCTGCTGTCGAATACGATCCTGAATGGTAGGACGATTCACAACAGGCGCCGCCGTGCGCGAGCGTTTCACGGGCTGAGTTACCAGACCCACATAATTGTGTAGCAGTGTTATATCCTTGTCTGTAAGAGGAAATCCCTGCATGTGCATACGCGCCACGGCGCACATGGTCTTATTGATATTAGAACAATCCCGCCATGTGGCGATGTCTTGCTTCGCGGTTTTCGGACGATGCTGCTTGATCCAGGCTTCCAGATATTTCACATAATCCTTATCGCCGGCACAATAATTATGCCAGTTCAAGCCACGAAGCATTTCCTTGTTGTACTGGTCATCAGCCACATCCATGTCAAGCCACGACGGTTCATCACCGATAAACTTAGCGTCAGACGCAGGAGGAAGAACAGTATGTAGAGTCATGATTAAATCTCGATTTTAGTGATGGAATCCCAGCGGAACGAACGCCAAGCCTGATTCTCCATGTCCCAGACCGGGCAAACATCTGGATTGGACTTGCGAGCATTTTCTGAATTTTCACGCTGAGGAATAAACTCCTCGTTCAACGTACACTTCATCACCCGGGCAGTGCCATCCTTCTTGGTGAAGTGTACATCAATAACTGAGCTGCGCAGAATGTTGCGAATCCCTTCGCGTGAAACATTATCTAGGTCGTTCATACAGCCTCCATGTGTTAGAGTATACTTAAATATAACACATTAGGAGTCATTTGTCAAGTCCCACGTAAGTGCTTATAAATCAACGACTTACGACATCGTTCCTGGGGGAGTTTTAGGCTTTTTCACCATTTTAAACCAGGATCCTGGGTTCCAATCATCATTCATTTCGGTGACATTGTTTTTAACAGATTCCACAAAATTCTTAGTGGGTTCTAATTTCACCTTTTTATTTTCTTCCCGATTCAATTTAGCTGTCATGTTGGCGGCGATGACTAATAGAATGGCTAGCGGATCAAACACGAAAATTAACATTAACGTTAATAACCGTACGGCTTTATCAATGGTCGTGGCATCATCACTAGAATATACCATTTGAGCCACATATTTAATAGGACCCACTTCCGTTTCTAATGTTCTTTGACCCGCATTTAATTTCGCCTTGTCCGCCCGCAATTCTGAAATCTTTTTATTACCATTGCGTATAGTTTCATTTAATGAAACTCGCTCGGTTCTTTGTGTTGCACGCAAGCGAACGGCGCGTTCAGCACTTCGTTCGGTGTTAGATAATGATGAGATGGCAACATCCATTTGTTGAATGGTTTTTCTTGCATCATCCACAATCAGTTGTTCTTGTTCTATTTGATTATCTAGCAACACAATTTGTTCGGAATTATTTCCCAAATCTTGTGTGCCTTCTGCATAAGATTTTGTTAGGTATCCAAAGATACCAATACTGGTGATGAAACTCAACATGATGATGGCGGTAACAAAATACACACGCATCAATTTATTAGCAGAATCCCAGAAACGATAAATCCAAGATGCTGCCACGAGCTTACCTAGTTCCAAAGCAGCACCCATTAAACTAATAGCGATAGGTGAACCAGGAAATACAGCAACCAACCCAGCTACAGAAAACCAGGCGGCAATACTACTAATGAAAAATGCTGAAAGTAAAGTGATAATAGTCATAGTTTTAAATGTTTACGGTGTATTTTACACATGATCCAGTCATTATAAAACTTATCAGGTTGCTCTAACACACCATGTTCAAATTGAAGTTTGGCTTCATAATAACTACATTGTCCTTTAGTCGTACAAAGATGCAAAATTTCACGTTGGAAATTTTCTGGTCCGAAGGTAGTAACATCATGTAACAATTCTTTGTTACTTCCGAAATACTCTCGCCAATTTGATTCGACACGAATTCGTTTTCGTTTTCCCTTGACCTGTTTTCTTCCGGCAGCTGTAAATAATTTTTTTCCAATGTATTGCCGCCCGGTCAAAGTGTTCGTAATCTTATACACAAATCCAATGACATTTTCTGGAACTTCAAGAAACTCCACATTTTCATAAAGCCACATGATATAATCCTGTAAAGGTACAGGATTATTTATTCCTCTTCTTCATCATCGAAATCATAATGTTCTTCAATATCTAATTCAACACCGCAAAACGGACAAAATGTTATTGGAAATATTTCTTTGTCTGCATCATGTTGTACTTTGAATTCAATATCACACTCATCACAATAATTTACACTCAACATATATCATTCACTCGGGCTTGGATATTCATATTTTCCCCATAATTTAGATGGACATTCAGTTTCAGTCTGATGTAATTTTCCATTAATATAACAACCGCATTGTAAACAACGATTCTTTAAAAAGAAGCTACATCCTTTACATGTATTAAACCTATTATTAGCTATATCTGCTGGCACTAAAGGCAAAGTTTTTATTAATAAACGTTTTGATGAACGCCACATTTCAGCTGCTAATTTTCTGCTTTGTTTATATTCTTCGCTGTAGTTTTCCAAATTTTCCGTTGTTATTATGTCATCTATCATTTCTACTATGCCCGGTGTGTCTGGAAACATAATAGTTTGATAGGTTTCTCCTTGTTGAATTTTTCGTAAATTTGTTATATCTGTTTTCAATGTATTACTGATAGGAAAACTTATTCTATGAAATACAGGCGTGGTATTTCCTGGAATGAAAAAATATAAAATTTGTGTTGCTGGTCTCGGAAATACCATTTCTTCATCTTCATTTATACATATATGAAAAAATTGTACGGTAGGTTCTTCTGCGGCTAGAAAATTTTTAACTTCTGAAATCATGATAGGCTCTTGGTTATGACAGCCTTCAGCCACTACAGCCAAGACGCAAATATCATTTGCAGTAGAAATATTATTAAGAATACCTGATAATTGATTCATAAAATTTTATGTTGAAGTTAGTATTATGCACATACATGATAACAAGTTGCCCAGGTGGTTCCATAATCTGCTGGATTATCACACACAGTTGATCCTGGGACCGCGGCGCCACTACAACAATCTGTTTGATATAAGGTATCATCATAACCACCAGAGGGTATACATCCGCCGCCACCTCCTCCCCCTCCAGTGTAGCCACAACGAGAATCATTATTATAATTTGTTGTAGTTATTCCCCCGCAGCCATCTGTGTATGTATATGTGTATGTATATGGGGGAGAATTATATACTGTGCATCCTTCACTTATTAAATGACCCGCTGGAGCCACACAATTTCCATTACAACATGTTGATGGACCGTTATATGGATTAAAATAACCGATATATATCGTTCCACCACAGGCATCAAGATTTTGACTATATGTTCCTCCAGAACCATTCGCATATGTGCCAACAACGAATTGACCCGAACAATAAGAACCTAGAAAAGTTCCTGCAGGTATATAACCACATACCTCCACATTGTTTCCCGTGTCATTGTAGTATACCGTTCCGCAACTTCCGGATCCACGGACTTCTATTAAACTATTGTATTGGTCGCAATAGCTATCAATTAGTTGATAATAAGCATAACATGGTCGAGTAGTACCTGTTACTGTTGCTGATGGAGCTGATAATGCTCCATTTCTAATGGCTCGTACATAGATGGAATAACTAGTATTAGCAGTTAATCCTGTAATTGAAGCACCTACTGCGTTCACACCGGTTGTAGTATACAATGATCCATTCACATATACTTGAACTGAGGCACCGAAGCTACTAGCCGGTAAACTCCACGCTACGGTTAAATTATTATACGATTCATAATTTGGTGGATACGCCGAGACACCTAGCGGCGTTCCCAAATTTGATTTTCCGTAGGCATCATTCAATGAAATTGACCCAGATGCTCTACCTAACAAAGTTCTTACCACAGCATCATTCATAGAGATTTGTGCCGTAGCACTTAATCCTAGTTCAAGATTAATTGATTGACCTGTGGTTGATCCTCCTAAACTAACAGGACCAGAATTGTTTATTGGCATAATGTTATAGTTTAATGTTCTTACTATTTATTAGGCTGGAGGAACATCCTTTCTTGTGCCAATAATTAAGTAGTGGCAATTCACACTTAAGGGATTATATAATAATACTTTCCAAACACCGTCAACTTGACTAACAGAAGATACTGCTGGAGTATTTAAAAGCGGAGAAATAGTTACAGTTTCAGTTGATGGATCATAATTTACTCCAGGTGATGCAATTGGACCCTGGGGTGTTAAATGTACAGTAACCGTGGACATGTCTATTAAATGTTCCCATGTAGGGGGCAGCACTATATCAGAAGAAGTTGTCTTTCCTCTCACATATAGTGCATGTTCCCGACTTTGTAATGCTCCATGATTTAGAAAAGTTCCAGGTGCCGTAGGATGCGGTATTTCAAATGTTGTGACATC